TAGATCATAAATTAGACATAGCATTAGATAACAGTCATCCAGGCCCACAAAGCCACAAGCAAGCGGCTGAGAAATTATATGAGATAATCAATGCACCAAAGTAAAACATTTTGTATGCATCCTTTTACAGGATTAGCAACTAGAGAAGACGGAGCGATACAGGCCTGCTGTCGTAGCCACCCTGTTGGATTCATTGATAAACAATCATTGGAAGACATCTGGAACGGCGACACTATGAAACGTATTCGAAGACAGGTGTTGAACAACGAACGCCCGCCCGAATGCGATCAGTGTTTTAGTTTGGAGGATCAAGGCGTTGTATCTTTGCGGCAACGGCACGTGAGCGGTCAAATACCCGAAGCACGTATTAATTTGTATCCTAATGCATTAGACTCGTTGAACGATGATTACACAATGCCATTTGAGATTCCTACTATTGAGCTTAAACTAAACAACTTGTGTAATTTAAAATGTCGCATGTGCCATCCAATGGACAGTACAAGTTGGAATGACTGGAGCGAGATTAAAGACTTCTACAAAACGGAAGGTAATATCATGTATGCTATTGTAGAAGAACACAACCTAGAGAATAAACCATTCTTAGATAAATTTCAAGACAGTCCAGAATGGTGGGCTAGTCTAGAGAAGTTACTTCCTTACTTCCGCCGTGTAGAGTTTGCGGGCGGGGAACCCTTAATGGATCCACAACACTACAAGATATTAGATATGCTTGCTCCGTACGGACACCAGATTGAAATCAAGTATGCAACCAATTTAAGTATGTTAGGTAAAAGCAATCGTACTATCTGGGAGTATTGGCCTAAGTTTAAATCTATTGCCGTTAATGTAAGCATTGACGGATACGGTAGTAGTTATGAGTATATTCGTGGCAACGCTAGTTGGGCTGAACTAATAAACAACATTAAACAAATACAGTCTATTCCAAACATCAGTCGTATTGTTGGAGCAGTTACAGTACAGGTTAGCAATGTACTCATACTAGATAAAATGATTGAGTACTTTTTAGATGACTTAGGAATTGTATTCCACTCACACCGCGTTGAATATCCTAAGGTACTATCAGCACAAGTGTTGCCTGCAAAATTAAGAGCACTAGCTATTCAACGATTACAAGATATCAGCTATCGTGTAAAGGATTTTAAACTAGTCAAGCAATATCCACAACTGTTAGAGTACACACTAGGACAGATAAAAGACAACATCAATTACCTACAGCGAGATCAAAGCGAAAAATGGGAAGATTGTGTAGAGTTTAATCGTAGATTAGATGTTACTAGACAGCAGAACTTTACAGAAGTTACTCCGGAATTTAAATCATATGTATAATAAAGTTACCAGCCGCTGGCCTCATCAAGATAGTATCAAGATTGAATGGAATCTTGGTAAACGCTGTAACTATAACTGTAGCTATTGTCCTGAGAGCATTCACGACAACTCAAGTCCGCACACTGATATAGAAATACTTAAGGCAACTATAGATAAACTAACAGCTCTTGGAAAACCTATACGTCTTAGTTTTACAGGAGGAGAGCCTACAGTACATCCTCAGTTTAAAGAACTTATAAAATATTGTAAATTTAAAGGCATCAGTTGGATTAGTGTAACAACTAATGGCACACTACCTTTTGAATTTTATGCTAGTTTACCAGTAGATCAACTTGTTTTTAGTTTACACTTAGAGTACGATTGGCAACGTGTTTATAACACTATGAGTAAAGTTGTTGATATGACTAAAATTAAGGTCATAGCACAGATTATGTGTCATCATGATTATATGAATGCAGCTATTACATTATTTGCTAGATGTTTAACTGCACAAATTCCTGCTACTCTAAGACGTATACGTTGGACAGAAGGTGATCACGATTTGTTCGATGACATGCGATATCACCCTGATCACTTAAATTGGATCAAGAGTCAGGAAGCAACTGTGCAAGGAAACTGTGTAATAGATGGCACACAGATTATCCATGCTAATGACGTTATTAAATTACATTTGAACAAATACAAAGGTTGGACTTGCAACGCAGGTATAGAAAGCCTAATGATAAATTGGGACGGAGAAGTACACAGAGCGACTTGTAGAGTCGGTGGTAGTCTTGGCAACATTTATGAAGGTAACTTCGTTGCTCCTAGCGAACCCGTAACTTGTGACCGTAATTTCTGTACCTGCGCGGCAGACATTCCATTAACTAAGTTTAAACTTTGATTGATGTGTTTCGCAAGAACATAAGCAGTTCTTAATAGAGCATACAGATGATTTAAATTCGGGGTTAAACTTTTCTACAAAGCCTGCATCTAAGATATTAAAACTATAATCTAGTCCATAGATTGTTTGTTGGCAAGAACCTTGTATTTCACCAGTCCAGTTGATGTAGACATTATCTAGTCCAATATCGCAACTCCATCCTTCAAATCCGGTCCAGTTTTTATTAATGTATGTATTAGACTTGGCTTTAATCGTTTTGCCATTATCAAGTGTCGCTATACTTTCATATATACGCATTTGACCGCCAAAGATGAGTTTTCGGTTCTTCCAAAGCCATATTAAATTAGGTATTCTTTTTAATGGATTTTTTAGAAAACTTTTTTGTTTTTTTGTTAGTTGAATATCACTAGCATCTATGACTTTTATACCTTTGATACTTGAAACCTCTGGTTCAATGACTTCACAAGTCATAAGGATCCATTTATGTTTACTATTCTTTTTCATATAGTCAATAACATCTAATCCTTCCCGCCAATGTTTTCTATCCATTAGTACTTTAACAGTTACTTTTTTATTAAGCTCAAAAAGTGTATCTGCTACAGCAATCATATGATCTGGATCAGCTTGCGATATATGATATGACAAGTGAGCATTATCTATCAGATGCCCGTATTCTTTCCACCAACGTAAAGTTCTTGACCCATTGCTGATTAAACTAAAATAGATATCATTTTCTTTTTTAATTGCTTCTATAAACTGTGCAAGGTCTCGCCATAGCGTAGGCTCTCCACCCGCAAGACTTAGATGTATTTTAGTCTTACCTAGCTTTGTACGATAACGTTCGATCATATGATTAAAGTTTTTAATTATAAGATCTAAATCAGTAGGAGATTGATAGTCCCCGTTATTACTACCAGGCCAGCAGTATTCGCATTTGTAATTGCAAACATTATTGGGATTCCATCGTATTGCTAATATGTGAGGTTGCTGAGTTGATACTATCTTAATTGGTGTCATAATAAGTGTGCTAGTTCAGGAAACGTTTTCTTAAAATCTGTTTTACGTTGCTGATCTAGTGTTGTAATGTATTCACGGAAATCTGGAAGCAAATGTGTATCATCTTCTTCATCCATCCAATCAAGAATACCTTCCCACCGTTTCCAACCCCATGGGTTCATACCTAAAGACTCATCGTCTTTATTATTTGCTTCTAGCCAAAGTTTAAGTTCATTAAATTTTTCACGAACTTCTAGTTTATCTTCTTTAGGCAATACACGTAGACTCAGCCAAGTTGGAATCCAAAGTAAATGAACTCCAATCAAACCGCCACCTTGTGTATATCCGCTAGCATTAACTTGTTTGTTTAATTTTCTAAATCCGCTGGATACTTTCCATTTAATAAAATCAGGAATATGTTTGATATTTAAAATTTGAGCAGCTAATGCTATTGTAACATGAATGTTATCAGGTGTATTATCTAGCCTATGTAGATTTGTTACAATAGTGTCCCAGTCAGCTGGAAAACGTATGTAATGATTTCTATCCCCCAACCCGTCTAAACTTACACCAACCTTAACTACTTTAAATTGTTTCCACAATTCAATAATAGACTCATCTAGCATTAGGACATTTGTATTGTAACGTAAGTGTATTTGACTAGCATATCCCCTTCGAACAATTTCTTCTAGAAATACTTTATGTTCTTTAATAATTAAAGGTTCGCCACCAGCAAAGTATAACTGTTTAATATTAGGAATCTGTTCATAAATTTCTTCCCAGAACGCAGGATTTTCGTGCCACTTGTTATTAAACTCTGCTGCTTCCCAACCCATCTGTTTTTTAATTAATGAACTTTGAAAAATAGGAAATACTTTTTTATGATCTGCTACCCACATACTGCTATCATGTGGGCTACACATGATGCATTTTAAATTACAAGTATGTCCAAGTCTTAAATCTAAATATTGTAATTTAAAAGGAATAGTTCCGTCTTCATCTGTGTCTTCAATTAGTTTAGGAATATCAGCATTATCTAAATGCCAAGCACCTGTTTCCCAAATTCGTTTGCTTACAATGCCATTGGATTCTTCTTCAAAACATTTTGTACAACTACTAGGAACATTTCCCTCTAGCATTAGTTTACGTACAGAGCGTAAATACTCGCTATTGAATACTTGACTAGGTAATTCTCTTCCAAAGTTGCTTGGCTCACCGTCTTCTTTTTTAACTAGCCCAACACCGTAATCTCCGGAATAGGATCCGGATGCGTTTGCTACACAGCAGATCCGAGCATCTCCGTTTGGTCTAGTTGCAAGATGTAACCATGGAATAACACAAAACGATGCTGATCCAGTAACTTGCTCTAACTGTCTTTGCCAATCAGCTAGTTCGTTGTTTTCGTGTTCCATCCAAAAAACTTTATTCATTATTTGATTTTCCTGTCATTGTAACTTTCTGTTCATCTATACTTATAAAAGGACTATTGGGGCCACACATTATTATACAAGTTGAACTGGATTTATCTTTCCATTTTTGTTGCCACATTGTTTGCCATTGGTCAGTTTCAACTATGTTCTTTAATCCTGATTCTAAAACGTTTAGTCTAGGAAACTCTAGTACCTGTTCACGAACTTTTTCACCTTCTTCAACAATCGAATCTTCCTCAAACAAGTTGTATTTCTTTAATAAATTAGTGTCATAGCTTGTGTATAAAAAAGCACCAATCATACAACACGGACTTAACTGATAATGTGCATCAATGTATAATTCTTTATCCTTAATAGCCATGCAATCTATGTTATCAGCGTTAGGCCAATTTTGATGTCCTTGTATATCCATCTTGCTGATAAATTTAATTTCGCTGTCTGATGGTTGTTCAAGGTTGTATAATACAGATCCCTGTTCATCAACAACAGGAAATGGACGAGCATGTCGTCTGCTATTTTTTACATTGAAGTTTTTAAACCCTAGTTCTTTAGATAATTGTTCTGCTGCTTTAACTTGATGTTCATTATGCTTAAATCTAATAAACATCCATTCGGCAGATCCGCCGGCATCAATAAATGTCTTGGCATTTTTTAAAATTAAATTATAGTTAGTTCCAACACGATAAAGACTATGAGTATCTTCTAATCCGTCTAAAGCAAAAACTACAATATGATTTGTAGGCAATGTTGGCACTAGTTCTTTCCACCAGGAGGTAGATCTTAAACTGCCATTAGTATGTATTTCAATATACAGTTTAGGACTATTAAGTTTAATATATTCACACATATCAAGGAGGTCATTATTCATTAATGGGTCTCCAAAATTTCCGCAAAAATTAATTCGTTCAAGTTGATTTAATATATCTATTGGGAATATTTTTTTAAAATCATCTAGTGACCACTCGTTAATAGATAATAAAGGGTTAGTAATTCCCCCGTGTATGTTTCGTGGGCACATAGGACAAGATGCTTGGCATCTATTAGAAATTTCTATATGCACACGTTTAAGTTCATTCATTTCAAACATTTTTCTTTCCTATAATCATCCATCGTGTGTACAAGGGTAATTCTAATTCGCCCGCCCACAATACATTAATATCGCATTGTTTTTTAAATTCTTCTAAATTGTTTGCTATACGAACATGCTCTGGAATATTATAATTGTTACTTTGCAATACTAATAGACTATTTTGTGGATGACCACTTAACCATAAATCATACTGATCCTGTGTTATGTGTTCACAACTAGTGTTAATAATAACATCTGCGTCACTGCGGATAGTACACATGTCTGCTGTAACAGCGTGGAACTTCCCTACCATTTCTTCAATCTTGTTCATATTAATTGCAATTGGTTCACAAGTAGGATCTATATCAATACTACGAATGTTAAGAATAGGCACTTCACTTTGGAACAGCATACTGGCTAGTACACCAACCCACCCTCCGTGAATATCCACACTAACAAATTTATTAACATGTTTACGTAAATTTTTAATTAGCCACTCTTTACTGTTAAGTTGACCCGACCAAAAAGCATCCATAGTACGCATTGGGTCCGGACTTTGTCGGATGGCTTGCATCCAATGATGTAAGTGTTCCGTATTAATTTGCAAACTGAGCTCCTAACTTATCAAACTTACCACATTGTTTACTACATTCAATTAACGGATCTACTGCCCATGCATCCTCTATTTGTTTAAAGTACCCAGACTCAAATATTTCTTTTATGGTATTTTTATTCAAGTTGGGAAACACACCAACAGCATCCATATAGTTGACTCGATTGTCTTGATTAGGAAGTTGCCAAGAAAAGTCTAACCAGCAACAGGGAGTAACCCCACCGTCTGCACTTACATATATCTGATTATATTTTTTTGCTTTGCATTGTATCTCTGCTGGAGTAATTGACATTACATTAACAGTATTCAAAGTACTACGTTCAGTTGGATACAGAATATTAATAGTCTTGCCTTGTTCATCGAGCACATGAAACTTGCCGTCTTTAAATCGACTAGTGTGTTTGATTGTGAATTTATTAAACCCTATTTTATTACTGTGCTTGCGACAGTCTTCTATTTGATGTTGGTTATGTTCAAACACCAGCATGTGCCATTCTGCTTCGCCGCCTGCTTGAATAAAATCGTAAGCATTATCAATAATTTTATTATAGTCAGTACCTATACGATATAGCGCATGAGTATCTTCTAATCCGTCAATACCAAATGTAACTCTAACTTTAGTATAGGCTAACTCTTGCCACCATGTTTTATTTCTAGCACTACCATTAGTGTGCATACTTAACCGTATATTAGGATTAGCGGATCTTAGGTATTGAAATATTTCTAAACAGTCCTGTGCTATTATAGGATCGCCTAAATTGCCGCACATAAACAAACTATCAAGCTGTTGAATAACTTCAACTGGAAACCATTCTTTAAATTGTTCTAGCGTTATTTCATTTAGTTCCATTAATGGATTTAATACGCCGCCGTTTATTCGTCGTGGGCACATAGGGCAACGTGCTTGACATTTGCTGGTTAATTCTAAATGAACATCTCTTATATCTTCTAATTTATACATTTTGGTATTTTACTATCGGCACTGCTTACGCATCGTGGAGTTGTACAAATTTTTGGGCTAGAAAATAAAGTAAATTTTTCTATCGTGCCTAAAGGTTCGTCAAAACAACTGTATGCTCGTTTGACCTCATTACCTCTTATTATAACACTTTGATACCCTGCATTGCAATGCCAATTGGTAAAACTATTAAATCCTAACGCATTAAAACGTTCTGCCTGATCTACATAATAATCCTTAACTCCATCTGTCAGCCTAATTTGATATTCTTCTTGTTGCTCAAAATCATTCTGCATAATATCGATCATTTCTTTAGTATATCCATCTACTAAAGCTGTGGCAGTATCATTGCTTTGTGGTTTGAGTGTTACATTAATTCCTCGGCTACGAAGACGTTCGCAACGTTCTAAGGTGTCAAAGAACTTTTCTGGCACCATAACCTGATTAACTGTTACATGTACAAGTTCGTACATTAACTGTAAACACTTGTCCCCAAACTCTTGCTCTTTGGCAAACTCATCATGAAAACTAGCTGTAATACTTCTACGCTGTAATAGCTCTGTATTTTTGCACCATATGTTCCACCACTTACTACCTGGAGACAGATTGGTAGTCATATGGATACTTTGGTATGTACTTTCCTGCTCGTCCAAATGTTTAACTAAGTCTGGTAACTGTTTGTAAGCAGTTGGCTCACCGCCGCTGAAACTCCAGTGAAATTCGTTAAACCCATTAACTCGAGCTTGACGTTTTATTTCGTCTACTGCATTTTTGTAAACTTCTAACGGAAGATAGTCTAACTTGTCACTCCTTGCGTAGGGCCAACAGTAGCTACAATTATAATTACAGAACCGACCCAATATCCAGCTTACATTAAATAACGGACGGTCTAGCATGGTGCGTTGCCCAAAACGGACAATTTGTGAAAACGGTATTTGGTTAAAGTTCATTAGACATATTTAACTTGTTTTAGACCGGGTACCAAAATAACTTGACTTTAACTAAAAATGAATATATACTATGCATGTAGACGTGAGTGGAATTGGTAGACCTCTCCCGGTGGTATGTAACAAACTGCCATTGGGAGGACTGGGGCTAGCCCATTGGGTGCCTTTGTAGGTTCGAATCCTACCGTCTACACCATTTTATTAACACACAGAGGCAAAGATGAAAAAGGCACTTTTAGGTTTACTACTTGTTACTAATACAGTAATGGCGCAAGCGTGGAATTGGAGAGATCCAGATTCAAAATTTGACGCTACTAAGAATGAAGTCATGGACGTTAAATTGCGTTGGGT